TTCTTATGATGAGTAAAACAGTAGATGTTACTGCTTTTGAAAATAAAAAGAAAAAAGAATACACCAGTTTTGATATCTTATCACATATTCTTCCACCCATGTCTATGAAAGCCAAAACGAAACTTTACAAAGACGATGCGAATAGTACAGTGAATAAAAACAATATTGTGGAAATTGTGAATGGGCAATATGTTCGTGGTCAACTAGAAAAATCTATGTTAGCAGCTGGAACTAAAGGAATTCTTCATCGTATATGTAACGATTTCAATAATAAAACATGTGTTCAATTTATTGATGATTTACAAAACATTATTACAGAATACATGAAAACATCTTCTTTTAGTGTTGGAATTAGTGATTTAATAGCAGATACAAATACGAAAAACAAAATTTTAAATGTAGTGGAAAGACAAAAACAAGATGTTCAAGATTTAGTACAAGAAATTCATCTTGGTACATATGAAAATTCAAGTGCCTATTCTAATGCAGTGGATTTTGAATCAAGAGTCAATAATATTTTGAATAAAGCTACCGAATCAGCAGGAAAAATTGGTAGAGAAAGTCTTAGTCCTTTAAATCGGTTTCTTATGATTGTCAATTCTGGTTCTAAAGGATCTGCTATTAATATTTCTCAAATGATTTCTTGTCTAGGTCAACAAAGTGTAGAAGGAAAACGTGTTCCTTATGGTTATGAAAATAGAACATTACCGCATTTCAGTAAATATGATGATTCGCCTAATGCGAGAGGTTTTATTGAAAATTCTTTTATTAGTGGTTTATCTGCACATGAAATGTTCTTTCATGCTATGGCTGGTAGAATTGGTTTAATTGATACGGCTGTAAAAACATCACAAACTGGTTATATTCAAAGACGTATTGTAAAATCCTTGGAAGATATTGCTGTTTTATATGATATGACGGTTAGAAATCATATGGGAAAAATTGTTCAATTTGCCTACGGAGAAGATCATTTTGATTCCATTAAAGTGGAAAACCAATCTATTCATTTAGTGGAGATGAGTATTGAAGATATTTATATGCATTATGAAATTGAAGGATTGCAAGATACCGATGGAAAATCAGGATGGATTAAAATATTTGATAAACCTACCATGTCAAGAATTAAAAAACAAGTAGTAGATACAAGAAAAAAAATACGAGATATTATTGAAGAAATGATTAAAAATCGTGATCAATTGGTAGAAAAAGTATTTCGTGATAAACATGAAAATGTAGTACGTTTACCTGTATGTTTTTCTGGTTTGATTAGTTCCATTCAAGGTCAAATGCAATTAAAAGATACTTTTACAGTGGACATTACTCCTTTGGAAACATTCCAGTTGGTAGATGAATATTATCAGAAAATTGTTGGATACAATGCATATATTTCACCCAATCCATTATTTAAAATTTTATATTACTTCTTCTTATCACCCAAAGATTTGATTATGAATAAACGATATCACCGAAAAGCATTGATACTTTTATTAGAAACCATCTTTTTAAAATACAAACAATCTATTGTACATCCAGGAGAAATGGTAGGTGTCGTTGCTGCACAATCGGTGGGTGAACCAACTACACAACTTACATTAAATACATTTCATAATGTCGGTGTGGCTTCCAAAGCAAATGTAACTCGTGGTGTGCCTAGAATTGAAGAAATATTAAGACTGACACAACACCCGAAAAATCCTTCCTTGACTATTTATTTAAAACCAGTAGACGAACAACAACAAGATCGTGCTATGAAATATTCCGAGATGATTGAACATACCCGTTTATATGATGTCGTAAAAAGAACCAGAATCTATTTTGATCCAGATGATCATTCTACTACTGTAAATGAAGATAAAGGATTATTGGCACAATATTATGAATTTGAAAAAGATATGAATATTGTCAATAGTCAATATAATGATGGTACAGTAAAATCAAAATGGCTTTTACGATTGGAATTAGATGCGAATGTCATGTTGGATAAAAATATTAGTATGAATGATATTTACTATGCGATTGAAAATAGTTATCGTGATAAAATCTCCTGTATTTATTCTGATTACAACGATTCTCAATTGATCTTTCGTATTCGTGTTTTACGTAAAGAAAAAGAAAAAACGGCATTGGATGTACAAGATGAATTATATGTTCTTAAAAATTTACAAGAAAATCTACTGAAGAAAATCATTCTTCGTGGTGTAGAAGATATTACCAAAGTCGTTCCAAGAAAAGTGCCCAATTGTGTCATTAAAGAAGATGGTAAATATGTCCGTAAAGATATTTGGGTATTAGATACGATTGGTAAAAATTATTTGGAAGTACTTGGGTTGCCTTTTATTGATGCCAAACGAACCTATAGTAATGATATTATGGAAGTCTTTCAAACATTAGGTATTGAAGCAGCCAGACAAGTTCTTTTTATGGAATTTATGGAAGTAATGGAACATAATGATGTCTATATTAACTATCATCATGTCAGTCTTTTATGTGACCGAATGACATATACCAAAGATATGGTTGCTGTTTATCGTTCTGGTATCTTGAAAGATAATATTGGACCCGTTGCTAAGGCAACTTTTGAAATGCATACAGAAATGTTTTTGAACGCCGCAAGACATGGACATTTAGATAATATGCGTGGTGTTTCCGCGAATGTGATGTGTGGTCAAATGGGATATTTTGGAACAGGTGCTTTTCAAGTTCTGTTAGATTTAACTGCAATGGAAGCACAAAATCCAAATGCACAAAAAGTGGGTCAACATGATTATCTTGAAAAAATAGAAGAAGATTTTCAAACGAATATTCAAGCACATGAAGATGAAAAATGTGATGCGAAATATGTTGCTATTGAAAATCATATTACCGTTTCGTCAGAACAATTACATAACATATGTCAAGATGATGATTATGATATGGGATTCTAATGTCTTAACACTTATTTAACACTTATTTAACACATTTTTTATACACTATAATAAAATAACCATTATTTTATTATTTCTTTTTCTTTGAAAAAAACATGGAATATAAAAAATAAATAATAAACACAAAAAAACAAACCCACATCACTATCTGAATCATTTTTATGAAACTACAATAATAAGAAGTATCAGAAGCTTGACATTGTACATTGGTACCTAACATTCCAAATACACCAGATCCTCCAATTCCACCATTTCCCATATTACTAATATTGTTGCTACTTTTACTTCTACTTTTTCCACGACCTTTGAACATTTCTGTATTTTCAGAAAAACGGTTCATTTTAATATACAACAATACTTTTTTTACATTGGTAAAAAAATTGATTTTTTGAAAAGAAAAAAGGAAAAAAGAAAAACGCCTAAACGAAATTAAAAGAACGATACCATTATAATGAAACTCATGTCAAAAAAGAAATTTAAAGTGGTGCCTCGTCCCTCTGTGATTTCTCCTTATCATCAATTTCGTTTATTTGATTTTCAAACGTATGATCATGTGAACCAATTTCGTATACAAATGTTTGGTGTAAATGAAGAAGGACAAACATGTTCTATTTCTGTAGATAATGTGAAACCCTTTTTCTATGTTCGTTTGCCTATTAAAAATCTAGAAGATGGACCTAGATATACAGAAAGTTTATATACGGCCATTAAAGATTTGTTATATCAAAAAATGAAAGGTGATTTCTTACAAGCAAAATTTGTATCCCATCATAAATTATACGAATTTACTGGTAATATCAAATTTCCATTTGCAGAATTATCTTTTCGGAATTATCGTACGTTTCAACATGTCAAAAGAATGATTGAAAATGGACAACCTTTTCCACATTTAGAATTATATGAAAGTAAAATTCCTCCCTTGTTACGTTATTTTCATATTCATCAAATATGTCCTTCTGGTTGGATTCAAATAGATAAACATTCCAATATTCCAGAAGACAAAACCACTACATGTGATTACGAATTTATAGTGGAAAGTTCAAATATTGAACCTTTGCCAAATAAAGAAACACTTGTTCCCTTTAAAATAGCAAGTTTTGATATTGAAGCTAGTAGTAGTCATGGTGATTTTCCAGTTCCAACGAAAGATTATAAAAGATTAGCCTCTCAAATAGTGGATGGTTTTCTTATTACACAAAAACGACAAGCATTGGATAAAGATAATGCTTCTTTATGGTTAAAGAAAAGAATCCATTCTGCTTTTTCTATTGGAGAAACTTATGAAAATGTGGACAAAGTCTTTACGAAACAACCCATTGATAAAAATATGATGAAATTAAAAATTCAGCATTTCATGTCTGCACCCATGGAACATATTCATAATGATGTGTCTTTAACAGAAGGAAAACAAATTTGGAAAATAACGAAAATGTTTGAAAAACAAGTAAAAAAGATGGAGGAGGATAGTTCTTCAGAACAAGAAGAAGAAAAAGAACGAATCAAATATGATAAAAAAAAAGAACAAGAAACCATTGTCTCTATTTTATTAAACGAAACGATTCCTAGAGATGAAAAAATACAGTTATGTAATCAAAGCATGACTTATTTATTTCCAGCATTAGAAGGAGATCAAATCACCTTTATAGGAACTACGTTTTCTAAATACGGTGAACCAGAACCTTATCGGAATCATTGTTTTGTTGTTGGTTCTTGTGATAAAGTGGAACACCTAGAAATTGATTCCGTTTCAACAGAACGTGATTTGTTATTACAATGGACTCAACTCATACATGAAGAAAATCCAGATATCATTATCGGTTATAATATTTTTGGTTTTGATTATGAGTTTATGTTTCAACGTGCAAAAGAATTAGAATGTATGCCCTCATTTACTTCTTTATCTAGAAATCTAGAAGAACAAGGATATAAGAAAAATATTAAAACGGGCGAAACAACTTTGGAAGAGACCAAAAATGTTTTAGCAAGTGGGGAATATAATCTACATTATCCAGTAATTTCTGGTAGATTACAAATTGATTTATTATTCTATTTCAGACGAGATTATAATTTAGCATCTTATAAATTAGACGATGTAGCTGGGACTTTCATTCGTGATGATATTAAAGGAATTACTTTTGATGAAGATCTTCAACAAACACGTTTATATACAAAAAATATCGCAGGGGTTCATGTTCATGATTATATTCATCTAGAAATTACTAAATTTACTACTGACTATTATGCAAATGGCAAAAAGTTTCAAATCAAACAGATTCAAAAAGAAATAATAGATTCATCCTCATCC